ACGTATTCAGGAAAGAGCAAAAGAAAATGCCGCAGTCACAGCACAGAGATCAAATCTGCAGGGAATAATGGAACAAAGTAATTTGGCACAAAAGCAACAAATGGTTTTATTACAAGGACAAAACAAAGCAAAGTCCTATCGTATGATGGGATATCAATCAATTTTAAATACAGCATATGGTGCAAGTAAGTTATAATGGTAGAATTTGTAAAATCAAAACAAACTTCATTTAGAAATCAGGCAGTTGGTGTAGTAGAAGTTAACACTGGTGCTGAACAAGTTGCAGTACAGTCAGCAAAACTATTTGAGGCAGGACAAAAAATAGCATGGGAAGAAGCTAAAGCTGATGCTATAGAACGAGATATAAATACTGCTAAGACATTACCAATAGAAGATGAACATGGTAATTTAAGTTTAGAAAAAGTACAAACTACAGAATTTACTGGTGTAGGTGAGAAGTCAGCTAAAGCTGTATTGGCACAAAGATTTTCAGGATTTTTAAATAATAAAGTTACAAAAGAATTTGGTGAATTTCATGCTCAAAATCCTTTTAATAAAGAAAAGTTTGATGGATTGGCACAAGGTGTAATAGATGGTTATTCAGATGCTTTTAAGAAAAATGATTTAGCTGAGTACATTCCTGAGTTTGTAAATAAAATAACAAACAAAAAGATTCTACATTCTAATAAAATATTAAACGATACAATTAAAAAAGAAAAAGATGATGCGGCAACATTACAATTTGATGCTATACAAGAGTTTATAAATGTAAGTAGATTATATCCTGAGGATTTAAATACTGTTATTAAATCTGAATTTGATAATGCTATTAAAAAATTAGAAACTACTGGATATTTAAAAAGTCCTGCAAAACAAGCATTATACTCAGAATTAAAAAGATCTGTCTTGGTAGGAACATCTAATAAAATATTAGACAGATTAAATGGCAATGACTTTGCCGCTAAAGATTTAGAAGAAATATCACAAAATGAAAAAGCCACACCTGATTATTTTGCAAGAGTAATAAGAGCATCAAACAATACTGTAACTATGAAGGAGTTAAAAGACTTTCAAAAACTTGCTTTAGATGTTGAAGCCAATAGAACAGATATAAATGTAATGACACAGCATATATCAAATCGTGCAGGTGACTTTGCAAAAAGAAGAACTAACCTCGGTAAAGAGGTGGGTGTATTAAATATGCAGTCAATGTTAAATGGTTTAGGTGTTAGTAATGCAGGATATCTTGATAATGACAAAACAAATAGAGATACTTTAAATAGTGCCATAAGCAATGAAATTGGAACAGTGTTAAATAATGAAACATTTTATTCTATGAATAATGATACATACAGTAAGATGCTTACTAAATTATCCATACCACCAATATTGCCATCTACATTAGATGACTTGTTTCAAACAAATACAATGAACTTACCTGCATTTAGAAATCTTCCACTTGCTACAAAAAATAATATGATGGCAAGAGAATTAAATGCTTGGAACAACTTAGCCTATATCACTGGATCAGATGGTGTTAAGAAAAGAAGGTTGCAAGGTTATGATACAGAATATAAGAAATATGAATTTATAAATGAAATAGCTAGGGTAAATGGCAATGATATAACTAAAGCTAATAGCTTATATTATACAAAGACTGATAATCCTGACACTTACAAATCTATTGTTATGAATACTCTTAGTACATTTGATTTTTCAGATAAAAAAGTTGGCACTGTAAAAGAAGGTGTGAATGCTATTTTTGAATTAGCTGAGATTCCTTTACAACATAGAAGCCAGTTAGATAGCTATGTTGAAAAACTTTTATATTATAAATCAGTTAAGACTCCTGATGACGAAGCTGTAGAGTTTAGTCAAAGCAATTTAATTAATGTACTTAAAGAAACCTATAAAGGTTTATATATAGAAGATCCTACAATCTATGATGTTTTTAATGGTAACACTATTGGCAAAACATATACAACACCACAGAAAAAATATATAGGTCAAACAGATAAACTGCACAATAAGTTTTTAAATTTTACACAAGAATTAATAAATGATGAATTTGGTGAAGGATTTAAATTAGGTGAAAATATTTTCTTATTAGGTGATGCTAATAACTCACAGTATGGAAATCAAAGATATACGTTTGTTAATAAACAAGGAGAAATACTGCCATCACAAATAGAAGGTACAGCAGTAGAATTTACAACTGATGAATTTGAAAAAGCATATGGCATATCAAAGTATGAAGTAAATACAGAAACTCTTAATGAAGAGGTAATAAATAGAGCTAAAAAGATTATAGGTGAAAAAGCATTTAGTGGTAAAATGATTGATGATCTTAATATATTTAAGTTGCCAAATTTATTTGATCCACAGTTCCAAGATCACTTTAGTGGTCCAATAGAACCAACAACAGCACTAGGAAAAGCCGCCAAAGAATTACGAGATCAACAAATTAGAAATGTACCAAGACAATTTTTACCTTCATTTAAAAGTCAACAAGCATATAAAGATCTAAATGTTCCAAGAGGTAATTATCCAACAAGGCTAGATAAATTTTTAGATAAGTTAGATGCCGCAGATGCAGGTTTACCTGATAAAATATTTATTCCAGAGAGGCAGTTTTTTGGTAGTAACTCACAAGACTATGAAGAATCACTTAGAGTTGATGGATATGAAAATCCTTTATGGGAACGTATAACAGATTTTACAGTTAATAATTTGACTTTGTCAGATGCTTTGAAAGCAATATTAGCTGATATAATGACACCTGATGTAGCCGTAGATGTTCAAGAAACTATAAAGAATATAGTTCAAACTACAGCAAATCATGAGGGATTTAGAAGTCAGGTATATAGAGATAGAGATACAATATCAGTTGGTTTTGGTTTTAATGTAAAGTATTTAACAGAAGATGATTATAAGATGTTTGATCCAACTCAAGTTGGTAGACTAAAAGAACTGCAACAATGGTTGTTAAAAAAAGATAAGTATTCAGAAGATCAGTTACTTAAAAAAGTAAATGAATTTAAGTTTGGCAAACCTATTTTGATTGATAGAATTGATGCTACTAAAGTATTTAATAATAAAATGTATAAGATATATAAACAATACAAGGAAGAATTTCCAAACTTTGATAGATTACATAAAAGAAGAAAGAGTGCATTGATAGATTTTTCTTATCAGTTTGGACATGAAAGATTAAAAGATCCTGATAGAGGATTTCCAAAATATTATAAAGCAGTCCAAAATGCAATGAATGCAAAGTCTATGGACGAAAGAAACTATTTCTTTAAACTTGCAGGATTTCATCAGGTATATAATACTGGTCAGTTTGGTAATACAAAGACACCATTATACTATCAAACTAAATCAAGAGTAAGAACTCGCACTAGTGATTTAGGTTTTACAATTAGAGATAATGTAGATTTCTTAGATGAGGAGTTTGATTAATGGCAGAGT